ACGTGCGCTGGCTGGCTTATGACACAGGGTCAGGGAATGTGCCTGCGGTGAATACATCTATCACCCAAGGTGGCGTTACTGGGATTCTTTTGGGCGTGTGGGATTCTTTGACCTCTGAGCCAACCGCAGTAGGGGCGGCAATGCCTGCCGATGGCTTCATCAAATTCCTTTCAGTATCAGGCGGAGCTTTCGCGGCAGGTGCTTTGACAGGAATTGGGGCAAACGCTACGGCAGCGGATGTCGCTGGATGGATTGAAATAGTCGCTGACAGTGTCTCGACAATCACTGTCGCTCGTTTGGGAGAACACGAAATTAGAGGTGATTGGTTTTATTTGGAGGATACAAACGGTTCAATTGCTCAACAATTACAAGTGCCAACAAATGGCGGAGGTGCTTTGACATATTGCCCTGGCGTGTGGGTGGAAACGGGAGTAGGAACGGGAATATATGAATATTATCCTTCGGCGGCAGTAGCTGCTGACGGTTGGTCAATTTCTCATTTGGGTGGTGCTTTTGGTGAAACCGATAGACGACAGAATTTTGTCAAAGACGCTGGATCTGGGTTGCTGCAATTTGGTGAAAACGTAGACTTAGTAGCTACTTATGCAAATATTGCGGCTCAAGCGTCAACCTACGCCACATTGGCACATTCTTCAACTTATGCAGTTGTTGGTAATGTATGCACGGTTACCTATGCAACAGGGCATCTTTTAAAAACTGGTGCGACAGTAGGAATTGATTTCACCTCTGGCGGTGCTGCGGCTTTAGACGGAAGTTTCGTGATAACTGTAATAGATGCGTATGCATACACTTTTGAGCTGACCACAGCAGACACGAGCGGAAACTGCACCGTGCGCCCAGGTGTTACAGTTACTTTTGCAGCTCATTCGTTAGGATCCGGGGATACGGTTTATTGCGATGCTACGACAGGAACCCTACCAGACGGAGATTATACGATTTATGCCGTCACAGGAACAGGCGCATATTTGATTGCTTACCCACATACCGTGGCGCTGACATCTGGAAATGTGTCGGTTTATTCAAGATACGAAATCACCTATACCGCCCATGGTTTGGCCGTTGGGAATAGAGTATATTTGGACTTTACATCCGGCGCTGGAGTGGATGGAATTTATACGATTGTTGAAGTTCCGACTACGGCAACTTTCAGAGTTGTGATGAACAATAACGGCGCTGATAGTGGGAACGTCACTGTCAAAATGACGATAGGGAATGCGCCTGTTTCTGGGTGTAAAACAAGAATCCCGAATGTGTTTTTGCGAGAAGCGGCAACAGCTACAAGAGCTTCAAATATGGTCAATGCCACTGCCGCTTCTCGCCCAGAGTGGTCAACAGCTGCGGCTGGTGCGATCGATATGGAAAAGGCATACTCATCGTGGTATCACAACTTTGCACAGCCTTATTCAATAAAACACTTAGACACATGCACTTATAGCGGGATAGTAATTTCGGAATGTGCGACTGCGGTTGATGTTAATAATACTCACATTTCAAATAGTGGTTCAGGCACAACTGCGATAGCCCCACTTACTTTAACCTCAAACTTTGCAGGAGGGACGGTACAAAATTCCTCATTCATTAGAGGAGGATTACCCGCTTCATCAGGCCATGCGGTAGCAATAAGTTATTGTATTGGGACTATTTTAGACAATGTTACGGCAGGGATAATCCAGTATGCTCGCTCTTCCGGGTATGGGATTTCGGTTGCGTATGGTTCGGATATTACAGTTAAAAACTGCCACACGATCAATGGCGCTATCGGAACAACTGCTTTGGTTATCGGTGAAATAACAGACAATGACCACACTGACAGATATGTCGGTTACACTAATGCAACCACAGCAAGATACGGCGTAACGATTGGAGCTGGTTCGGTTGATATTATGGTCGACGGGTTAACTTTTGGGTATAACGGAACGATTGCAAACAACCATCCTTATAGTGGGCTTGTAACATCATCCGCCGGAACAACAGTATGTTTTAGGAATATGGGAACTTTCGATGTTCCATTGCCATGTGGGAGTTGGCGTCCAAGCCTCTACGCAATGGGATATTGTTTTGGGTCTGGCGGTAATAATTACGGGTTGAGATGCCAAAGGCTTTTTGCCGATAACAACATGCGAACATCTCCTCTCGCAACAACGAACTCAGACAAGAACGTATCACACGAACAGATCTACGGCGGGATGTACACAATGAGTGCAATGACCCCGTATCTTCTATTGGATACTGGATTAAATTCAGTCATTAAAGGTTGCAAAACAGGAGCAAACACAACAGCAGGGCAATCGTCCATCTATGGGACGCATTTCTTTGATATGTTTATCAGTGACTTAAAAGGCCGTTACGTCTTATGCGCCAATGAACCGACTGCCGATACAACCCAATACTTTACAATGGTTGCGGGGGTACAAAAATTCAATTCGGTTGGCGGAATTCTAATGGGAACTGTTGGCGACCAAGCTATTTGGGAAGATCAATATTACCGCAAAGGGCACACGGGATTTCAAAATAGCACACCGACAATGAGCGGGGGAACGATTGGGCAGTACACATTAGAATATGATATTGACATAAACGACGGAAATGGTTTTACTGGTTCGTGGACTGCAATGACCGGGGCTAATTTATCAGGAGAAACAATTAGTCCGACAGATGGGTTCAAGCTGAAAATCCGGATCACCACCATCACGGCAAATCTCACCGCCATCACGTATTTGAGAATTGACACAACAACAACAGCCGTAGCACAAGAAAATAATTATTATGACCTTGACCAATATATCCTGACTATTACGGGTCTCGAAACAGGGACCAAAGTTGCTTTTCTTGCAACAGGTACTGAAACTTTGCTTGATAATATCATCGCATCTACTGGCTCAACTGCAAGTTATGTCTTTCCAGATTCGGATATCGGCAACACGGTTGATGTTGCGGTTCTAAAGGCAGGCTTTGTCTATCAAAAAATATCTTACACTTTAACTGCGGCCAGCGTTTCAATTCCTGTCGTGATGGAAGCGGATATTGTATATATGACCGCTGACAGCGACGCTGCATTCGATGGAGCGACGCACAGAATTGTAGCGGACGCTGGTGTAACCACTTTAGTAGTTCAATCAGGAGTTTATTCGGCTTGGGTTGATTGGGCAATGCTTACTGATAACTTGAAATACGAACAAGCGATTAGGGCTGTGGGAGGCGATACAATTTCTGCCACAAAAGATTTAGGTATCACTTATTTTCTTTTGAATGATTGGAGAATCCGGCCTGACGAAGCAGATTATCGCTTAATTATTGAAGGAAATATTTATACTGATCCGTCTGGCAGTTCGGTTGTAGTTTCGACATTAACGGCTCATTCCGTAGTCGTAGAGATGCAGGTATCAAATTTATCAGACGCTAACCTTGCTCAGATGCCGGAAATAGAATATGCTTCATTTAATGAGGTTGTGACGATAGATGTTGATAACGGAACTGCTGGTACGGCATACCCTATCGGGACACACGCCAGCCCTGTTAATAATCTTGCTAATGCTAAAACAATTGCAGCAACCAGGGGGTTCACAACGCTGAAACTCATATCCGATTTAACAATTACCACGGGCCAAGATATTTCCGGGTATAGGATAGAATCTGATGTATGGAGTATTGTCACAATCGAAACGGGGGTAGACACTACGGATACAGAATTTTCAAAAATAGATTTATATGGAGAATTGTCCGGAACATGGAATGTCCTGATTGATTGTTATGCGGAAGATGTTACTAATTTTCTTGGCTGGATGAGGGGTGGTTCTGTCGTTAACGTAGAGCTGGCTCCTTACGTTGATCCAGATCCATATACTCTTGGTTCTTCTTATTTCGATAACATTGTGCCGATGTATGCAAACATTTCATCAGTGTTGGTCATGAACGATGATGTATCTGTATCTTTTACAAACTGTACAGATATGTGTGAAATCAAAGGCATGACAGCCGGATCAGTAATAAACGCCGGATTGCTTGGGGGAAAATTAATTATTAATGCGGATTGTACCGGAGGGGATGTTATTGCGGTAGGGGTTGGAATTATTGAAAATAATAGCGCAATAGTAGTCAACACTGATGGTTTGGTTAATCCGGATAGTATTGCAACAGCCAACTGGTCGGCAACTGCATCAGAAAATAATGGACTTAATTCAATGGGTGCTTTGTTGAACGACGCTGGTTTGTACAGTGATCCATGGGAATCCGAATTGCCGGGAACTTACACAGGGGTTCAGGCTGGCAATATCGTCGGGTCAGCTCTTGATCAAGCGGTTAGTCAAGTCGGTGGCAACGTAAGTGGAGAATTGTCTGTAATGCCGAATGCTGTGACCGCTACCCTGGAAGAAAAAGTAACATGGCTGTTTGAATATTTTGCTCACCAGCGGTCGGTTACGGCAACCGGGGAGACTCTCTTAAAAACAGATGGCATAACGCCTCTCGGTGCGTCTATTATCACAAAGGATGCAACCACTTATACAAAAGGAAAGATGGAGTAATCAATGTGGCCGAAGGAATGCGTTTATGGTTTTTGCCCGACCCGGGAGACTTCAGCGAAGATGATCTTCAGTTATTGGCCGTTGGCATTGTTGAATATTCCGAGGTCGTTCCCATCACACCCGATAGACCATATGTTGTATCTGGTGGCGGGGGAGGGGTTTCAAGGTGGGGAAACAGGCACTATCCCGACAAACAACAACAGATTATTGATGATAACGAAATTATGGAACTCTTGGCAAACATTTTACCGATTATAATAGGCTGATAAATGGCAAAGCTTTCAGATTGTTTAAAAATACATTTTGGTGATCCTGAGGATAAGTTCATATCTGACATGATAAGGGCCAAAGCCAAGAGTCTTTCATCGAACAATAGAGTCACCAAAGATATCGCTATAAAAGCCGTTAAGGATGTTATATCGGATTTTGATAACGACAGTAAAAGTATCCGAGACCAGATTGAGAGGATAGAGCCTGAGCCGGTACAAATGGAAAAATATGCGGCTGATAATGGGCCACAATATCAAGTGCAAGAGAGTACTGGCAATATCAAGTCTGAGAAGGTCGACATACCCACTGGTAAAGAACCTTTGGCCGATAATCTTAAATCAATGTCCCAAGCAAAGAAAAAGGAGAAACAAGATGCCCTGTATAACAATAAACGGGATAAGACTCCAAGTTACCCCGGAAGCCTTACAAGACAAAGACTTCATAGAGCGATTGCGCAAGTCGGAGACCCCGACAAAGCAAAAATCACAGTCCCGTCAAATCAAAAAGAAAAGACGCTCGGAAAGCTTGCCAAAGCCTTTGGAATAAAACCTGTATATTTCAGAACTTCTGACACGGCGACACGGGTCACAGGGTTTTATTTCCCTGGGACGGACGAAGTTTTTATCAATCTGTCAAGTGGCGCTCCCATCAATGCAGTATTCGGGCATGAGCTTGTCCATTATATCAAAGACGCTCATTCAGACCTATATGATTATCTTGTACAAGAATTTGAAAAGAATAAAAAAGATTATTTCCTTTATGTAGCAAAAGAAAACGTCAACCGTGAAATGGCTGGCCTTGAAAAAATATCAGAAGAAAAGGCCCTGGAAGAATTTATTGCAGACTTCGCAAATGACAGTTTCCAAAGAGTTGAGTTCTGGGACAAGCTTTATAAAAAATCCCCCTCCATGTTTCAAAATCTGGTTGACTCTATCAAGAAAATATTCGGTAAGATTAAATCTGTTTTAACCAGATCAGAGCAGTATATCCTTGATGTTGATAAAGCTCAGAATGATCTTGTTAAGGTTATTGATGAGGTTATGAGACGGGCGGAAGAAGGGAAAACTTCATCCAAAACAGATTCGGTTGATACTAATCCGTCCTACATGTTCGCAGGGCCAGCCGCAAAGGGCGCAGACAAAGGCAAAGCGTTTGAAGCCCAACAGATGCGGGATGCCGGAGTAAGTCGGGAAGAAGTCTGGAATGATACCGGATGGTGGGAGATTGTGCCGGAATCGGATGTTTGGAGTTTTGAGATTGATGATTCTGATATCAGCCTGAAGACTGATAAAATATATTCTGATGATGCCAATACCAAGCTTTCGGATGTGATTGATGCTCCGACATTGTTTAATGAATATCCCTTCCTGAAAAAGCTTGACGCGGTGGTTACGATTGACCCCAAGACCACGATGCCTGGTGGGAGCTTCATACCTGCCAAAAATAAACAGGATGTGTCCGAGCTTGATATCAATATCCGGGCCAGAAGCGAAGAAGATGCGAGGCGATACATTTTACATGAGGTGCAACACGCCGTCCAGGATCATGAGGGGTTTGCGAGTGGGGGGAGCCCACAAATAGAGGCGCAATTTGCAAAACCCGGATCAAATCTTTTAAAACTTTATGATGAGTATCGAGAGGCATGGAGAAATCTAAAAACTCAGTATCAAGATAGATTCGGAATTAAACGACCAGGAAGCTTGGATTCTTCTAATTCTGAGATAGAAGATTGGTATGATAGCGTAGAAGAGTCAAATGCCCCGCCTGAAGTAAAAACAAGGTTTATGGATTTGCTTGGCAAGATTGAAAACGAAAGGGATAAAGAATTTGGTATTATCCCACAAGATATAGCATATAGAAAATATCAAAGTCTTACTGGTGAGTCAGAGGCCCGTCTAACCGAAGCCCGTCTAAACATGACCGACAAGCAGCGCAAGGCCGAGCCGCCCTGGGAAACTCTTGAAAAGATGATGAAGAAAGAGGGTTTGCTTCAAGACGGCCAGAAGCCCGAAAATGTTTTGATCAGCCGGGATGGTGACGGGGCTGCCATGTCAGACATCCGCTATCAGGCAATGAGCAAAGCCGCTGCCTACGAAGAAAACCGGAAGAACAACCGCAGCATAAAAATCAAAGCGTTTACATCATTCAATAAATTCAAGGGCGAACTGGTCAAGGGCGTTGATAAATTTCTTGGCTCAATCTCAACCAGGCTGAAACTGATCAACCAGAAACTTGCCGAGAAGATCAGAACCTTGGATTATGATATCAACACCAAGTATGCAAATGATATCAAGATAGCCCTGCCCCTTCTTGAAAAAGCCAAAAAGATGACCCGTGACGATTATGCCGATTGGGATTTTGCTCGGAAAAACTCAGACGGTGAAAAACTGAAAGAACTGAATGAAAAATACGGTATGGTGGAAGAATACAAGGCCGTCCGGGAAATGCTGGACCGGATCAGGAAAGAAGCCATTGAGGTAGGTTATGAAGTCGGAGAGATAGAAGAATACTGGCCCAGGGTTTTGAAGGATCAGGAGGGTTTTTTAAAGGCCATCGATCGGGGACCGGAAAGACCGGAGTTCACAGATGCCTTGAAAAAGAAAGCAAAAGATATGGGTATTGAGGTTTGGGAGCTTGACCCCATGCAACGGGCTGATATTATTTCAAACATGATCCTTGGAAAATATTACGGCATCCCTGGGCCTGGCAGCGTTAAGCAAAGAGTTTTTGACACAATCCCGGTTGAATTTAATCGTTTTTACATGGATTCAGATGCGGCCTTGATGAACCACCTTCATTCCATGAGAAAGCGCATTGAGGCCCGTAAATTTTTTGGCAAGGTTCCTGAGAAAATCGCCACGGCAAAGCAACGGCTCCGGCTGGCCGAAACAAAACTCAGGGAAACGGAGCAAAACGATACTGACAAAATCAGCGATCTTAAAAGCCGGATTGCAGAGTACCGGGCCATTATCGAGAAATACAAAAACCAGAATGATTTCACGGAAAATATCGGCTCATATATAGACGAGCTGATTGTTAATAAAGAAATCAAACCGGAACAAGAAAACACGGTCAAAGAAATCTTGACCGCAAGATTCAACGAACGGGGGGCAACCGGAAATTGGGCGGCATACAAAAACTTCTCTTATATGGATACGATGGGTTCACCGATTTCTGCCATTACTCAGATCGGTGACTTGGCATGGTCCATGTATGAAGGCGGGGTTTTCCCGACATTAAAAAATGCCTATAAATCCATTTTGAATAAATCAAGAATCACTAAAAAAGATGTAGGCGTGGAAAGAATCGCACAGGAGTTTGCTGATGCTGATACATTAAGCAAGGCGGTTGCTTTTGTCTTCAAATGGGTTGGCCTTGAAAAGATGGATTCTATCGGAAAAGAAGCCCTTTTGAATACGGCTTTTGAAAAATACAAACAAGAGGCCGCTAAAAATCCCATGGCCTTAAAACAGAAAATAAGGCCCATTTTTGAGAATGAAACGGATTCGGTTATTCAGGATTTATTAAATAACGACGTTACCGATAATGTCAAGCGGTTGGTTTATGGCAGGCTCCTTGACTTTCAGCCGGTAGGACTTTCAGAAATGCCGGAGAAATATTTGACGGCTGGCAATGGTCGGGTTTTTTACATGCTGAAAACTTTCACCCTGAAACAGTTCGATATCTTCCGCCGGGAAGTTTACCAGGACCTGAAAAACGGCAATGCAAAACAGAAGGCCGAGGCCATGAAGCGATTTGTCTATCTGTCTTCTCTTTTCGTTTTGGCAAATGCCGGGGCAGATGAATTAAAAGACTGGATGCTCGGAAGGGATACAGAATTATCCGATAGAGTTGTGGATAATGTTCTAAGGCTTTTCGGGGTTTCAAAATTCGTTACATGGAAGGCCAGAACCGAAGGGGTGGGTTCAGCCTTGACCCGGCAAATTCTCCCGCCGTTTAAATTCATTGATGCTCTGACAAAAGATGTTGTTACGGCTGGTGATGATAAGGGCTTGAAAACGATAGAGTCAATTCCGATTGTGGGGAAACTTGCATACTGGCATCTTGGCCGTGGGTCCAATAACGAGAATGAGCTTTGGGATATAAGGTTGAATAAAGAAAAAGCCCGATTGAACAAAGTCAATGACAGGCTTGAACGGTCTGATAATAAATCAAAGTTTTATCTTGAGAACAGGGCTGACATAGCCGAACGCAAAAGAATCAATAAAATGCAAGGCAAGCTCAACGCTTTACGAAAGAAAAGCAACCAGCTCAAAAAGATGAAACAGACGCAAGAAATTGAACAGAGAATAGAAAAGCTTGAAACAGCGAGGACTGAAATAATTAAAAAATACTTTAAAAAAGGAACCCAAAAATGAAAAAACTTTTACTCGGAATTGTATTTACACTTTTGCTTGTGACCATGGCCTATGCCCTGATTTATCCTCCGATTAAACAGGCTATCACCACAAGCGCAACATACGTTGCCGTCAGGCTCCCGGCAGGGCATTCATGTTCTTCATTCAGCCTATGGACAGAAGATGGTTCATCATATTATTTCGGATCGCTTGCAGACGGTAGCGATGCGGTTCTTGTCACCTCCGATTGGACCGGGGGATTGCCTTTTTCATACGCTCAGAACTTGGCTCCGGATGCCGCCGGCACGATCTTAGGTTATGCCAAAGGCACGACCTCCACAAACCTTGTCGGATTTATTACAAAGCAGTGATTTGCTTTTGGCTGAAACCGAAACGGGAAAAAGGGCTGGATAAATGACCGAATCGTTAATACTGGAAAAGCTCGGAAGATTAGAGGACAAAATGGATAAGATTGAAACCGCAGTGCAATTAATAGCGGTTCAGTCTGAACGGATCAATAGCCTGTCTGAACAGGTCGCCTTATTATGGAAAAAGAACGATGAAGCCTTTGGGCAGAAGGGGATTATCACTGAGGTTAAGAACTGGCAGCAATCATGCCCACGGGAGACGTTTAAAGAATCTCTTACTGCTCAATGGGCTGTTACCAGGAATAGCATGAACACTCAATGGACCGTAATTGGTCTTCATTCCATGGTTCTCGTTGGATTAATTTTAAAGCTTTTGGGGGTGGTTGGATGAACTTTGAACAGCTCAGACAAGAACTTATTGCAGAAGAGGGCCGAGAGAAAAAGGCTTACCGATGCACCGCCGGGAAACTGACTGCCGGGATCGGAAGAAACATAGAGGAAGTTGAATTTACGGATGATGAAATAGAGTTGATGTTCTCAACCGATTATCAAAGAGTCCGGGCAGACCTGCCGTCAATTTTTCCAAATTTTCACAAGTGGCCGCAGGAGTTACAGCATATCGTTTTTAATATGCGGTTTCAGCTTGGACCAAAGAGGTTCAGGGGCTTCAAAAAACTCATTGCTGCCGCACAGAAACTTGACCTTGCAGCAATGGAAAAAGAAATGGCTGATTCGGTGTGGGCTAAAGATAAAAAGAGAGGCACGCCTGAACGCGCGAAACGGCTGATTGAACGGGTTAAAAAGTTGAGGCTTGGGTGGCGTGTTCAAATGCTGCCCGAAGTGCAAAGGAAGCGGAATTTCTTTGGGCTTGATGGTGGCTTCGGTGAAAGTTTGCCCGGTGTGTGAGGGAAAAAAGTTTGTTGATGAATATGAAACAAAGGATACGGAAGAAGAAAAAAATAATAACCTTGATGAGGAATAAAGAGTAATGAAAAAGATAATTTTAACTTTGGTTTTGGTGCTTTGGGCAAGTGTGGTTTTTGCGAACGGAGTTCAATTTTTAGGTGGTGCAAAAACCCCAAAAGACAGACATTCCGGGATGGAGGGCTTTGCCGCCTCTCTTGATACTGGTTTATCAACAGCAATACA